AATTCCTTACAACTTGCTCACTTGCTTTCCGATATTTCCTTCGGTCACAAGCATGGTGGAACGATCACCATTTCCAGCGGTGGTGCTGGATCCCAAATGGGCGCAGACATGAGCCAGGTTCGATCCCTCGCAATGGGAGAGATCACGGATTTCATGGGAATGCGGTTCATCCGAACAGAACTTCTCAACACCGATTCCAGTGACGATCAACTCGTCATGATGTGGCATCGGGACGGAATGGGGCTTTGTGTCTGGGATGACATCCGAGCGAGAATCACCGAAAGGGCTGACAAACGATTCAGCACTTACGTTTATTTCTCAATGACAGTCGGATCCGTCCGATTGCAGGAAGAAAAGGTCTGTTCAATCGCCTGTCATCCTGCTTAATCAATAGCGACCACCTCATGAGGGGTGGTCGTCCTTAAACCGCCAGCTGAAAGGAGTAAGTTATGGCAGTAGTAAACTTAGTAGGAACCAAGACCACCGACCTGGTGGCAGCGAAGCAAACCTTCGTGGATTCCCGGTATCATTACGGGAGAGTGCGATGCACTTTTGATGTGGTTGAGACCAATAATGATGATTCGATCAACTCGACTTATCATCTGGCTCGTTTGCCTTCGAATGCCGTGATTCTTCCTTCGTCAACGATTTATTTCGATAACGTAGGTGGATCCGGAGCAACCGCTGACATTGGAGTCTATGCCGTCGATGGGAACCTCGCGAACGCTGATGATGTTGATGCTATCAATGATGGCATTTCAGTAGCAACCGCAGGATCTGCATCGGTCATCAAGGACTTTGCCACTTCGGCAACAGCCCTTTGGGACTATGTCGCTTCTGAGTCAAGCGATCCAGGAGGACTCTTGGATATTAAAGTTGCATTGCTCGATGCTGCGACTGATGCAGCCGGTTCAATCGCACTAGAACTCTTCTACGTTGTCGATTAATGACCTCCGTTGTCGAGATCTGCAATATAGGCTTGACGAACCTGGGCGACCAGAAGATCTCAAGCCTAACTGACAACAACGAACGAGCACGGCTTTGCAATCTTCGTTATGAAGATACTCGCGATGCCGTGCTCCGATCGTATCCTTGGACTTGCGCGGTAACCAGGGCAAAGCTTGCTCGATCGTCAACCAATCCTGTCTGGGGATTTTCCTATCGTTATGCACTTCCATCCGATTGTCTGAGAGTCATCGATCTCTACGATTGGGATGATGAGCATTACATCGAAAACGGATTCATTGTCACCGATTCCGAACAAGCCTGGATCAAATACATCAAGCGGATCGAGGATCCGAATGAGTTTGATTCCTTACTGATTCATGCGATCGGATTACGACTTGCGATGGAAATCGCGGAATCCTTGACAGGCCGACCGGAGCTCCGGAACAACATGCTTGGGAAATACAACACGATCCTCGCGGAAGCCAGGAGTGCTGACAGTTCCGAGCGTGGCAATGTGAATACGATCTATGCAGATGTTTTTCTCGAAGCCAGGAGATAAATGCCTCGAGTCCAAGCCGTCCAGACATCATTTGCGGATGGTCAAATCTCTCCGAGAATGCAGGGATATGTTGATCTTCCCAGCTACAAGAATTCTTTAAAAGTTTGCCAAAATTACGTTCCTCTTCCTCAAGGATCGGTTGCTAGACGACCTGGATCCTACTTCGTTTCCAGAACTAAGGACAACGGCAGCGTTCGACTCGTCCCTTTCAATTTCGGTCAGGGGCAAAGCTATATTCTTGAGTTCGGCAATTTATATGTCCGATTCTATCGAACCGATGCTGTTCTCACGACCTCGATCACTGACGGAGGTATATCCTCGGTCAATACCTCGACGAACACGATCACGTTAGCAGGATCAGGCCACGGCCTTTCCACGGGTGACGAAGTTTATCTGACCCTTGGTAGTGGAGCAGCTGCGCCAGGTGGCCTCGCAATTTCGCAAAGATATTTCATTCATTATGTATCCGGAGCGACGATTCGGCTTTCTTTAGCAGACAATACTCTCGGATCCGCGCTTAATATCACTTCTGCTGGTTCCGGGACAAGAACCTTCGTCAAACCGCTGGAGGTGACAACAACCTATACCACTTCAGACCTGGATGATCTTTATTTCACACAATCCGCTGATGTGCTTTTTATTGCTTCTCCAGACTTTGCACCACGGGAATTAAAAAGAACGGCTGATACGACCTGGACATTGACGGCAACGGACCTCAAAGACGGGCCTTACATGCCGGTCAATACCGAGGTGACGACAGTGACAGTCGCCAGGAATTCCGATGATGCTTTGATCAAGTCCCTGGTTGATGCGGATATTGATGCAAGCGCGAACTCGTTCACGATCCCGAATCACGGCCTGGTCGATGGTCAAACAGTGGATTTTACGGGATCTGATTTACCGAATGGGATAAACGCATCTGGAACAACCTCTCCTTATTATATAGTCAACGCAACTTTAGATACATTTAAAGTGGCTACATCTTACGGAGGAACAGCTGTAACTTTTTCAGATATTGGATCCGGAGATCGAGAGATTTTTTATGTTGATTACGGATTCAATCTGGCGACCGAGATCTCCGGAGCATCAGCCTCAATGGCAGATCATTCCTTTACCTCAATCGGACATCCCCTGGTCAACGGGCAGCAAGTCTTTTTTCGAGGTGGTGAAGGAGAACAGGCTGGTCAATTCGTTGATGGTGATGTGACGACAGGAACTGATACGATTGCGCTATCTGGGCATGATCTGGAAAACGGGAATGTGGTCAATCTTTCAAATAGTGGAGGAGCCTTACCAGGAGGATTAAATAATTCATCAAATTACTACATTGTTGATAAGGCGACAGATTCAATAAAATTGTCATTATCAAAAGGTGGAACTCCGGTGGATATAACTTCTGCTGGTGGTGGTGGAACTCACACCATCACGCTTAGTGGTATCAAAACGATCACCGCCGGCACGATGTATTATGTCGTGGCAGCAACGACAAATACCTTCAAGCTTTCGACCTCGAATGGTGGTGATCCGGAAGAATGGATCGGAACGGCATCGAAAGACATCAAATTCTACAAAAAATTCATTCCGAAGAATTCGAAGGTAACTTGCACGTTTTCTTCAACGACCGGGATCAATGATGGATCCGGGTTTTCAAGCTCTTCGGGAAGCTCCGATGTCGGTCGTCTAATCCGCTTGAATGTCGAGGTTGCTCCACAGATCCGCTGGGGCTATATCAAGATCGATAGTGTAACGAACACAACAACAGTTATCGGGACTGTCTATGAACATCTGGCTTATGACGGGTCTTCGACGGAATGGGCATTAGGCAGCTTCTCCGAGGCCTCCGGTTATCCCAGGTGCGTTCAGATCTTCCAGCAACGCCTGGTTTTTGCCGGTACGACTTCCGAGCCTCAAACAGTCCATTATTCCAAATCCGGAGATTTCGATAATTTTGCAGCTTCGGAGCCTCTTGGAGTGCAAACCGGAAACTTCGATACTTCCGGAGCCTCCATCATGGGCGAGCAGATTTATTCTGACAACGCGATCAGCCTCATGATCTCGTCGGATACAGTGGATAAGATCGAATGGCTCCAGGAAGGTCGTCGTCTGACCCTGGGAACCTCCGGAGGGATCTTTCAGATGTTTGGAAACCGGGATGACACCACGATCACTCCGTTCAGCTTCTCCGTTGAAAAGATCTCGAACTGGCAAGCTCACAGCGAAGCCCTGCCGGCTCAGATCGGAAACAACATGGTCTATGTTCAGAAAAACGGAAGAAAGATTCGAGAGCTCGTCTTCGATCGCGAACAAGATAAATATTCTGCAAAAGACATCACGCTCCGGGCCGAAGATGTGACCCAGACCGGAATCAATGACATGGTTTTCCAGGATCAGCCAGCATCTCTAATCTGGGCGATCCGCAATGACGGAAAACTGGTCAGCTGCACCTATAACCTCGACCTGAACATGGCATCCTGGGCGACTCATTTCATGGGAGGGGCTCAAACTGATGCGACCTACGGAAATCATGCGAAAGTCGATGCGATTTCAGTGATTCCTCGAGGAACTTACGATCAGCTTTGGATGGTCGTTCGCCGGGATGTTGATGAGTATTTTACCCAGATTGCTCATACCGATATTACCGATGCAACTGACAAGATCGGGATTAATAGTCATAGCCTGGCAGACGGAACCGCAGTCAAAATCACGACGAACGGAACGATGCCGACGAACCTGGTCAGCGGAACGACTTATTATGTTAGAGATTCTGCGACCAATGACTTTAAGCTTGCTGCAACCTCCGGAGGTACAGCGATCGCGATCACTCAAGGATCCGGAACCCACACCATATACAAGGTCGATTCCACGCAAAGATATGTCGAGTACCTCGAGCAGTTTTATGACGATTCGATAGATCAAGGCAATGCTCATTATTTAGATTGCGGATCCTATTATTCCGGATCTTCTGCAACAACCTTAACCGGCCTGGATTATATCGAAGGAGAGTCCGTCAAGGTGCTCGGGAACAATGCCGTGCAGCCGGATAAAACGATTGTTGCCGGATCAATTTCACCAAGCCTTGCCGTGACTTCAGCGAGGATCGGCCTGGTTTATAATTCCGATATTCAGACCTTACCGCTCGCGATCGGGGATGTTCAAACCGCGACCTCGATCGGAAACAAGAAAAGGATCCACCGGATTGTCGTCAAACTCCTGGATTCCATGTCGATTCAGTACGGCATGGATTCCTCAGATCTCACCGAAGAAGTCTTTCGATCCGCTGGTGATGCGATCGGAGCAGCTCTTTCTTTCTTCACCGGAGACCGCGAGCTCGCCATGCCTGGGATCTATGACACCGAAGGAAAAATCTATCTTCGTCAGAATGACCCGTATCCGTCGAATATTCTGATGATTGCAATCGACTACGAAACTAACGAGTAACTATGGCAGATCCAGTATCTTGGTCAATATTTGCTCTGCAAGTTGGTTCAACCTTGTGGGGCATGAATGAGCAGCAGAAACAATCCCGGTTTTCTGAATATCAGCTTCGCCGTCAAGCAGCCGCTCAAAAGGCATTTGCAAACGAAATGTATGGACTGACCAGCGAGCAAGCAGCTGGAGTCCGAGGCCAGGGAGAACGAACCGCAAGGCAGCTTGAGATCCAGGGGAAATACAAGCTCATGTATATGGAAGATGCTTCAAAGCGAAGGATCGGAGACATGACGGCAAAAATCGGAGGATCTAATGTTGTGATCAATCAAGGATCGGCCCGCAACGCAATCCTCACTCAAGGCCGTGCGGATGCTCTCGGGATGAGACTGCAAGCAGCGGAAACGAAGCGCATGGCAGCCGAGACCCGTTACAGTGCAGATACCCAGGCTTATTACATGATGCGATCCGCTGGCATCAACCGCAGAAATTACATGGCATCGGCTTCGAACTGGAATCAGCAAGCCTCTTTCCTCGCAGCATCGAGACCTTACCAGCAAACAAGCTCACTTTTATCTGGGGCTTCGAGCATCATCCAGACTCAATCGATGTTAGACAAACCTATCTGGTCATAACATGGCAAAACTTCCTTTTCAGCAAACTCAGGTTCTTCCTGGATCCGAAGTCGGAGCCTTCAAGAGCTCCGGGATCACTCCTCCTCCGAGCCTTCAAGGTGTCATTGATTCCGGCAGACAGTTTTATGGTGCTCAGATGGATGTTGCCGAATCGATGATGGATCTCGGTCAATCGATCGCGAAAGCGATCATGGTGGATCGCAATGAGAAAAAAAGGGAACAGAAGATTTTAGAAAGTAACTTTAAAGCGAATTTAGCTGATGAGCTTGGAGAGGAATCATTCAAGATTTTCAAACAATCTCAGCTTGATCCGACCGGTAATTATGAATCTCAAATGCTTCTTACCGGAAACGCTATTTTACAAAGGTATAAAAAACAGGCTCAAGAAGAAGGCTTTAATGATCAGTTTATAAAAAGTCTTTCGCCTTATTCTAATTCAATTATACGCAATGCCAGAAAAGGCCTTTTTGTTGATGACACTGCTTACATGCAGGAACAAAGAAAAAAACGCCAAGATCTCGCTATTGAGGATGCTTTAATTGATTACAAAACGATGATCATTAATACCGATTTAGATTTTCGGGAAAATAAAGATTGGGAAAATGCTAAAGAAAAAATTGCTGCAATTCAAAGCGACCTCCAAGATCTTGTTGATGACACTGTCACACCCACTAATGGCTTTGTAGGTCCGGATTTTAATACTGAAACGGCGATAACAGTACAAAAAAGAAGAATTGCTAATTTATTATTTGAGAAGCTGACTGAAGATGAAGCCCGTTGGAAAATTAGTGCTTTGGATGCTTTGGATGATGATAACGCGGAAAGAGAAACTCAGATCTTTAGAGAAGCAGAAAACAAAATGCTTGAAAAGATCGCAGCTAACCGAGTTTTGGAAGCGATTGAAGAAGAAGATGATTATTCAAAAGCCAGGACTGATTTGTTGGATGTTGCAAATGAGCATATTTCAAAGGAGGCAAGAAAGCTTTATCCAAAAGATGAGAAAGCCAGGACAAAGTTTATTGAAAATTCAGAACTTGCATTTAGGAAATTATACATTGGTGAAAATGAACAATTAAATATAAATGCTGTTCGTCGAAATTTGACAAATAAACAAAAAGGAGAACAAGAAAAAGAACAAATTCTTTTAAGAGGTGATAATCAAAATAAGAAAGATGCAGTAATTGATCTTGAAGAAAGGCTAAACACATTATCAGCCGAATTTGAAGGTGAAGAAAAAAGTGCTGGTGAAGTTCTCAGGGGAGTCAAACAAAGCATTAATGCTGTTTTTAAAACTTACAAAAAAAATGAAGAAGGCGATGAGGCTGTAAAAAACAAACAATATAATCGTGAACTTCGTGGTCTTTTAAGAAACACATCTTTAGACGAAAAAGCTTTTGTCCAATTAAACAATGCAAGAAGACAATTAAAAGAAGCAGATGAAAAAGAGCTTCAGGTTAAAGAATTAAGGCAAAGAGAAGTCCTTGTCACCACGGATGAAGCTGCGCGAGATTATAAACAACGAGCAACAGCGGTTTTTGAACAACACCAAAAAGACCGAATGGATTCTCGGGTTTTAGCGCAGACATTAGATGAATTAAAAGAGCAGATCATTTTTGAAAGGCTTGGGGATCGTGTTGATGATCCAGATTTTGATTCTGAACTTGCCACAATACTTAAAAAGGAATTTGACGATATTTTTATTTCAGATCTCGCTCAAATCCAACTTCAACAAGCAGATGAAGCGATTGATCTGGAAGTAATTAATGCTGGAAGAGCTCTAATCAATGGTCGTGAAACAGAAAGTCCTGGCAAGCCCCGAATGATGGGGCTTCGGCAAATCATAGAAATTGCAGAAAATAAAGGGCTGAATGTTGAGCAAACGATGAATGAAATTTATACGGAATTCGACAAGGCTGACAAACGAATTCAAGGTGAGCTAACCACGAATGCAGCAAAGTATCGTTACAATATAAGCCATGATTATAATGAAAAACGCGATGTCATGATCGAAGGAGCTCGCGGTCGTGTTCAACAGCGTGAGAGTTTAAAATTAAAAGATGCTGTGGAAACGCAGCTGCGTGACATTACAAACGGAATAGATCGTGGTGAAATTCAATTTAATCCTAGAACTTATAAGGATGAAAAAAACCTTTTAACAGATCCCCAAAAAGCTGATTGGAGGATGTCAAATATTGCATCAATTCTTGATAAGCATACCGGGCCAGACAAGCTTTATTCTATTTCAGATGCACGGGAACGCATACGCCTTGCAGCAAAGGAAATCGATCTTGCTGATGCGGAAATCATGGTTTCAGAGAATCCTGAACTCGCATTAGAACTTTTACCAATTCCAAAGGAAACCAAAAAAGATCTTCATTTCCCCGGTTTGGAACCCACCGATCGCTCAAGGTTAATTAAAGTCGCGGAACGCAATAAACAGGTTATTCGTGAATTTAGTAAATCCGAGATTAATGTAAAAGTTGACGATTTTCTTCGTTGGACTTTAACCGGAGACAAGCGAGCTCCTTCAACGCTGATGCCTGGGGTGACCGACTTTAAAGCTCCTCCGGATGAAGTTTTTTTCAAGATGTATGTCGAGCAGCATGTCGGTAATGATCCTGACGATCTATTTACACCAGCTGAAGGCCTGAGAATCATGGGCCAGATGGAATATGCCCAGGAATTTGCTGATGCCAGTAACGGAGGGAATTCTAAGTATGGATCGGGAACGAGGCTGGAAGAAAAAAAGTTGCCAGAATTAATCCAGATTCTTAAAGACTTTGATCCCCTGAACTACATCGAAAATAATCCGATCAGAACAAATGTCGATGCTTCTTTTCTTCAAAGCACTTTCAATAACATTCACAGCAAAGTCCAAGGCATCATCCAGAAACGCCAGGATGATTCGGCATTTTATCCTTCGATGGAATACATGCAGCGAAGACTTCGGGAATCTCCAGATTTAGATCCGAGTTCGTACCGATTTAGCGAGGATCGAATGAACTACCTTATAAAAAAGCAAAAAGAATACGGAGGAGGTGAAATTCGTCTGTTTACCAATGATGAGGTCGATCAGATCAATAATGATTGGATGGGAATGAATGCTATTAGCAAATCAGCATTTCTTTTTCAGATGAAGCAGCAAAGCAACAACCCGGAGTTTTTTGGGCAAATGTTTCATGAGCTCGCGCAAGGAACCAACATCAAGAATTCAGACCAGGTCTATCTTGAAAACCAGGATCGTACCGAGATTGTTCAAAGGATCGATCGAACCAGCGCATACACCGAAAAAATCATTGCTGATGCACTGGGGCAATCGGGTTTAGAACCTGGTGATTTAAATGAAGCAATGGCTGCTGATGCAGATCTTCAAAATTACATGTCTGCATTCAACTACCATCCGGATCGCGGAATCGGAATGTATAACATGGTCCGAAGGTATGTCGTCGGAGGATTGACAACTAAAGATGCAGACAGCGGAGACCTTTCCAATCTTGTCAAGGGTGCAGTGCATGATCTTTTTTCAAGAAAAAATCATGTGGTTTCCTCTTCTCCTTTTGAAGAAGACATTGAGGGAACAACGATCCTGCTCCCGAAAGAAAAGATCCCAGATATTCCTTCTGCTCGCTCAGATTATTTTTCTGGCCCTGGTGAAGAAAAAACAAGGTTTGAGCAAATCACTTCTGAAGAAATCAGACTTGGATTAAAGCTTTTTATTGATGAGGAAGTTCCATCGATTTTGACTGCGGATCAACATGCCAGCTTTATGAGCTCGGAGAATTATTTCTTCCAAAACAGCGAAGATGGTCAAGGGCTCACCTTGTATCACTTTGCTTCGGAAGATGGTCAGAATCCAGCAAAAGTCGGACCTCCGGATGGAGCCATCAAGCTTAGTTTTGATCAGTTATTTGAAAACATCCTTGAAGTGAGAAAAGGGTTCAAGGTTGAGTTTAAACCATTTGAAGTTCTTGGAGATATTCCGAAACAGCAAAGCAGACAAAGGCGAAGACCAGGAGCTAGAACGAACTAATGTATTTCCGTAAAAACACCGGCTTTGATCCATCCGTTACAGTTCGATCGACCGAGAACTATCGGCCTTCGATCGGGACTGTGCTTTATCACGGCATGAAGGAATCCTGGGAAACCAGTTCACTCAAGCTTGGTGAAAGCCTTCTTCGGAATTATATGTCGCGTGGTCGTGGAAATATCATGACTCCGGATGAATGGAGATCCTCGAAGTATTATCGACCAGGTCTTGAATACGAAGAGGGAATGACGGACGAGTTTGCAAAAGTTCTTGCAACCCGTTACGACCGAACGAAACAAAACGAAATCGTTTTTGAAAAAACAGGAGCTCTCGGGGCAACGGCCTATTTTGGATCTGCATTGCTCGGAGCTTTACCGGATCCAATCAATGTCGTCCCATTCATGGGATTGATGAAAAAGACGAGACCACTGAGGACAAGAATGTCGAAGAATGCCCTTGGTCGTGTCGGCATTGGTGCGATCGAAAGTGGTGCTGGTGCAGCTGCCTTGCAGCCGTTGCTTGCAGCTGATCGGTTATCTCACCAGGAGCGATACGATGCCAAGATGGCAGCAACGGACATCCTGGTCGGAATCGGAGCCGGTGGTTTCCTTACCGGAGTTATGGAAGGAGGGAAGCTTGCCCTAAAGAAGTATTCGACTGATCTCAACACCGGGATCCAGACTCCGATCGAGGAACCTCGCGTTGCCAGGAATTTGGATCGCTTTTCGATTGAAGGGCTGACCAATTTCTTTAGAAGAGGATTTCTCCAATTCGATAACAATCGGCCCGTGGATGTTGCCGGGATCGAGGATCATGGCCCATATAATAGACCGGTAACTCCGGAGCTTTTGACGATTAATGGACTAAATAGGATTAGAGCAGAACCAAGAGATCTTGATACACAATTTGAGATCGTCGAATTAAATGATGTGATTCCTTCAAATCTTGATGGTGGAGATAAACTGGTCCCAAACAAAAAATATGACCAGGAGCTTCAGCCTAGAGATCGTGATTCTGTGGAATCCTTATCTCAGATTCAGGAGCTTAGTGATCCCACTCGTTTTGACCCTCTTGAGCTTATATGGCCTTCGAGAACGGGGAAGGGAGGGTCTCCGATTATCGGCCCGGATAACATGGTCGAATCCGGCAACGGCAGAACTTTAGTTCTGGGAAGAATGCACCAGAAAGGAGGCGATAATCTTCAAAGGTACAAAGACGGCTTAAAAGAATGGGCTCCCAGGTATGGGCTGGATCCGTCCAAGATCGACGGGATGCAAAAGCCTATATTGGTTCGCAGAAGGACAACAGACCTGGAACGTGACGAGCGTTTAATTTTTACGCGACAATCCAATACCGATGAAGTTGCAAGGATGCAGCTGAATGAAATCGCGATAAGTGATGCTTCCATGATGGATGAAAATCTTATGCGATTTTTACAAGACGAAGACATCCGGAATGATTCAAATTTAGAATTTGTAAATCGAATTTTCGATGCCTTACCTCCAGCTGAACGAAAAGGGCTTACCACAAATGGCAAAATCAATGATGAAGGTTATCAAAGAATTGAAAGGGCATTACTAGCAAAAGCATTTCACTCTTCGGAGCATCCAGAATTTTTAAAAACGATGATCCAAAATAGTGCAAGTGATTTTAAGCAGATTGCCAATGCTTTAAAAAACACGGCTCGCCGGTGGGTTTACATGAAGGCAAAGATGAAAGCCGGCGTATTCATCAACCAGGATCCAACAAGCCATCTTCTCGAAGCTATTAATGAATTCAAAAATTTAAAAAGTGGTTTAAGAAGGAAAGCAGCCGAAAAATTTACAGAAGAAGATATTCAAAGAGGTGTTTCAGAAAAATTACTTGGTAAATCAAAAGGCTTTCGGTATGTCCTTCGTGAGCATGTGAATGTTCTCCGCGACCAGATGAACCTGGATCCTACCATTGGAACCCATGCGAATACTGTTTTGTTTCTCGATTTCTTATCCGTTGCAGATTCCCAGGAAAAAATAGAATTAGGTTTGCGAGCTTTTATTGATGAGCTCGAAGCCTATCCAGCTGATCAGCCAAGTATCTTTGAACAGCCGACGATGGAAGCGATTCTCGATCGAACGATCGGAGCCCACCGGACGAATCTGAAAGTTGATGTTCAGAGAATGGAGACCCCCCAGAGACCCCCTGAAGATTTTAGTCCAGAAAAACTATTGGCAACAATAAAGGGGCTGATCACCAGCGGTAAGACTTCAAAAAAATATCTATTCCACACAACTAATACTGTGGATGAAATTGTTGAAGGAGGCCTCAAGATTGGAGGTTTTTCGGGATTGCCAATCGGAGATCGCGGTCTTGGTAATTTTGTCCATGTTTTTTTGAGATCAGATTTACCGAAATCATTAAGAGATGCACCGCCTTCAATGGTTGAATTAGAATCAGATTACAAACCAATTAAGCCGATTTGGACATTCCTTGCGGATGATTTAGAACTTGAAGATGCGTATCTTTTTAGAAGTCAAGAGCTTGGTGATGGGCCTCAACCACCTACCGAAATCGATCCTGCAACATTAGCAGGAGAACAAAATTTACAACAAAAGAATCGTCAAGAAATTCTTGATATTTACGAAGCCAAAAATGCTTTTGATGAAACATCTGTCCGTGAAGAAGTAACACAAAACCAGGTTTACGCCCAGGATGAAGAGATCGATTTCAAAGCCCGTGAAGAAGAAGAGGTCATTGAAGATATTCCAGAACAAGGCCCGACTGAAAGTGATCTTGAACAGATCGAAGCTTTAGCCGACCAGGAGCTCAATCAGATGGATGATTGGAATGCGGACAAAGAACTTGCCGAAGTTAGAGAAATGGAAAATGTCGGTGATGCAATGGCTGACGACAGCCCGATGATGAACTGCATACTAGGAAAGATCTGATGGCAAAAGAACAGATGAAGCTCTTCGATCCCTGCATCAAGGTCGGGCGATCCGTGTTCAATCTTTCCGAAGAGGATGCAGCTGCCATCGTTGAACAAGTTCGCAATGTCGCCAAAGGCATCACGCAAGGAGATGTCCAGGTTCGAGTCAAAAAGATCATGCGAGCCGAATCAGCAATGCAGAAGAAATGGGCTCGCCAAAAGAGGCTGCAAGTCAAGCTCAACAAATTAAAGGATACAAAAAACTTTAATCGAGTCATCGATAGCTTGAGGGAACGTGAGGATCTGCAAAGAACAAATCCAGGTCTTTACCGCAAAATCTTAAAAATGCTTGGCAAGGATCCGAAAGAAGAGCTCGGTTTAACCGGGGAAGTGCTTGCAAGATATACCGGATCGTTCCTGCAAAGGCGTGGAGGCCAGGACTCGGCTGCCGACCGGATGCTTGCAGCCGAACGATCAAATGTTGGTTATGTGTTCCGGGAAATGCTTCGCGAACACAATATGACAGAGAAGGAGCTTTATAAGTGGATGGATGACGAGCAGAACTTGATCGATGTCGTCAAAGAGCAATTCGGCCCGAATGGTGAGGGATTCGATCTTGAGACTCCGACTCGCTACACAAACAACGACCAAGCCTATACGTTCGCAAAGGCCAGGGTGATGCTCAAAAAGAAATGGGTTGACCTGGCGAACCAGGAAGGAGCCATGATCGGATGGCTTCCGAACCATGTCATTACTCAATATCACGATCCGGTAAAGATCTTTAAAGCCGGCAAAGATCAATGGATCGCGGATCAGCTGGAATTCATCGGAACTGGAACTGAAGCGGAAACTCGAACTTTCGGGATGATGGATGAGGTTCAAAGAAGACAGTTTCTTGATGCAGCCTGGACAAACATTGTCGAAGGAAAAAGAACGAGTATTGATGAAGCTCCGGAGGTCAAGGTTCCTGGAAACCTGGCAAAACGGATGTCGCAGCATCGGAAGATCCACTACGGATCCGATGAGAAGTGGCTTTCTAATTTTAATAAATATGGAAGTGGTGATCTGAAATATTCGATGTTTTCAGAGCTCAAGAACCTCGCTGACGAAGTCATTCTTCTCCAGGAATTCGGATCCAATCCGGAACTTTCTCAAAGAAAGCTCTGGGATAAGCTGGAAGCCTGGGCTGCAAATCCTCCGGATGGCAAGCAAAGAAGCTTCAATCGAAGAACGATTGAGAATCATTGGAAATGGGTTTCCGGGGAATCCTATCACATTGCAAATCCGGCTGGATACGGACCAGCCCTGGCAACAGCAACTCAGAGTTATCTCGCATTGCAGAATATGTCGAAGCTTGGTGGATCCGTATTCCCTAGCTTTTCC